TTCGCGCTGGACTGCTGTGATCGTGAGGCACTGCACTGGGCGGTCACTACCGGCGGCTTCAACAGTGAAACAGTACAGGACGTCATGCTGGGAGCGGTGGAACGCCGCTTCGGCAACGATCTTCCGTCGTCTCCAGTGGAGTGGCTGACGGATAATGGTTCATGCTACCGGGCTAATGAAACACGCCAGTTCGCCCGGATGTTGGGACTTGAACCGAAGAACACGGCGGTGCGGAGTCCGGAGAGTAACGGAATAGCAGAGAGCTTCGTGAAAACGATAAAGCGTGACTACATCAGTATCATGCCCAAACCAGACGGGTTAACGGCAGCAAAGAACCTTGCAGAGGCGTTCGAGCATTATAACGAATGGCATCCGCATAGTGCGCTGGGTTATCGCTCGCCACGGGAATATCTGCGGCAGCGGGCTTGTAATGGGTTAAGTGATAACAGATGTCTGGAAATATAGGGGCAAATCCAACCACCACCAAAGAGAACTGCTAATCATCTGGCAGGTTGTAACGGTGCAGGAGTTTTGCCACTGACTTCTATATTTCGGGGAAATTTATATTCAGCGGAGCATTTATGACACTTGAGAATTTTATAAGCGGCATTAGAAGTATGGTATTGAAGTATAGACTTCATACCCGACTCATAGCATGTAGTACAAAGATAATGAGGCTTGAACTCAGGATCGTCAGTAGGCTTCAGTACATAGACCACCGTATTGGTAATCGGGTGGTACATTTCATAGTTCATTTTCTCACTATCCCAATCCTGTTTCTTTTCCAGAAGGGATTCGAGTTCAACAATGCGCTGTTTAGCTTCGTTCAAAAGCTCCGTTAGTGCGAATTGTCCAGTACGCGCATCAATTAGTTTATCAAGTAGATCGATAGTTTTACTTTTAACATTGTAATCCACCTGCAACGCATTAACTTCTTTTGCTAAATCAACAGCACCTTTCAAAGCACCACCAGCACTAGTGGCCGCCTCAGTTATACGCCGTACAAGTCCTTTTTCTTCAGACATCTTAATTCTCTCTAAAACTATAGGGGTAAAGAGATATTAGCCGAATTCTCGCTGTAGGGGTACAGAGAGAGCCATCTCGTCTGACGTGGTTAAAAGCAGGCATTCGCTGACATCCAAGTAATTGCTGTGTGTAGCCTTTGCCCGCCTCAAGTGACGGGCTTTTTTATGTCTGAAAGCGCACTCGCAACAGCGTGCTCCCCGATATGAAAAAAGGAATACAACCGATGAAACCTGAATACCTCCATCGACTGACGGGGCGCGATGTTCTCCGTTATCGCCGTAAAAACTTCGATTTGATGACCGGTCTGGCCGTTGCCACTGCGCTCGGTCTGATCATCACTTTCATTCTCCTTGTAGCGAGGACCACAGTATGAGTTTAGAAACCAGTCTCGAACTTAATAATCAACTTCTGGCACAACATAATGCGCTGCTTGAACGTCTTATCCGCACAATGGCATCAGGCATTGTTATGCATCCTGACACGATTTCACGAGTGCAGGAATGTCGGGATACAGCAACTGAAACTGAAAATATGTCAGCGGCAATGACACTGGATGATCTGGAGTTCAGCGACGTTATCGCACTGGCTGGTTTCTACCCGGTAGCCACCCCTATCACAGAAGACATGCTGCAACGTGCTGTTGCCTACCGTGATGCTGAAGGCGATAAACGAGTAGTTCAGATTGATGCTCTCGACAGCGCATTGCAGGGCGTCAAACGAGCCAGGGCGCTGCTTAAACCTGCTCTCCTGGACCTGTCCCGTAACATCCTTAAGTTCTGGGACGACCTGCCAACCATCGGCGAGCGACGTGTTTTTGCCGAGCAGCTACTTGATGCACCTGCGGATGGGCGTGATGAAGTTAAGCCGAAAAAGGCCAGTAACAAAGATGGAGAACGCACGGGGCCGTTTTACGTCAAAAATGTATCCGGCACAGCAGCCAGTGAACTCCACACCTTACGCAAGTTGAACGAGATGCTGAAAAAAGGCCATATCGAGATCAACCGTGTTGAGTACCTTCAGCTGCAAGAAGAATTTGCACGCAGAGACGCAGCAAATTCCAGCCAGAATCATGACGCCAAAGATGACCATACAATTGATTTCGCGGCACTACGCAAACAAGCTGAAGGGTTGATCCTCCAGTTAGCAAAAGGGGGTTACCGGGCAGAAGCTATTGCAATTCTGGAAAAACAGGGAGCCAGGAAACTTGGTGAAGTAACGGATGAAAATCTCGCTGAAGTAATCACCCTGGCTGAAAAAGCACTGGAGGGTTAATCATGCCAGACGTTCATGCACAACTTTCTCCATCATCAGCGCATCGATGGATGCGCTGCCCAGGAAGTCTGGCGCTGGAGGCCACACAACCGGATAAAGAAACAACTTTTGCAATCGAGGGCACTGCAGCGCACGCGCTTGCTGAAAAAGTTCTACGAAACAGGCAAAGCTACCCGGAACACTACGCCGGATGCAATGTTTCTATGTTTCTCGGCTCATACCCCCTTCGCGAAAATCCTGATGATACATCTGGCCCACAGGTGGATGATGAAATGGTCGAAGCCGTTGGCCGGTATGTTGATACGGTCTGGACTCTTGCACAGAATAATGAACTATTGGTTGAACAACGTGTTGATTTCTCACATATAACGGGTGTGGAAGAATCTTTCGGAACTGCCGACGGCATAATCATTGCTGGTAGCGAATTACAAATCCACGACCTGAAATATGGCAAAGGCGTCCGCATTGATGCAGAACAAAATGAGCAACTACAACTGTATGCTCTGGGTGCGCTCGAACAATTCAGCATGCTGTATGACTTTGAGACTGTAAGATTATTTATTCACCAGCCAAGGCTCAACCACGTTTCAGAATGGTCGTTAACCGTACAGGAACTTCAGTCTTTCGGTGAACGGGCACTGGAGGCCGCAACCAGTGCGATCCTTGTTCTCAATATTGCTGAATGCGAAGGCATTGAGACACTACCGCTGGAAAACTTCATACCTGGAGAAAAACAGTGCCGCTTCTGTAAAGCAAAAGCTATTTGCACTGCCCAGAAAATGCAGCATTTACAAACAGCGGCCAGCGATTTTGAAGATCTGACAAAGCCTGTCAGCGAAATAATCTCCAATGCCAGCGCACGTGTACCTCTGTTAACCATTGAGCAGCTTGCGGAGATCTATAGCCAGGCCGACTTTATTGAATCCTGGCTAAAGGCAGTACGAGACCGGGTTCACAATGAACTCAATGCCGGACATCCGGTACCGGGGTTTAAACTGGTAACAGGAAAACAAGGTAACCGGGCCTGGAGTGATGAAGAGGCAGCTCGCGCACTTCTGAAGGACCAGTTCAGGTACAAAACTGAAGAAGTATTCGACTTTAAACTTATTAGCCCCACAAAAGCCGAAAAACTTATCAAAAAGGCCAGTCCGCGCCGTTGGTCAAAAGTCGAGGCACTGATAACACGAGCTGATGGTAAACCCACCATCGTTCCCGAGTCAGACCCACGCCCCGCACTCAATATCAACCCTGTAAATGATTTCGACGACGTATCCGACGATACGCTAACCGCAGACCTCATCTGATTTAAGGAAATACCCATGAAACTGAAGCTGAACAATGTTCGTCTGGCCTTCCCGTCTCTGTTTGAAGCTAAAACTGTAAACGGCGAAGGCGATCCACGTTTCTCCGCAGTATTTTTAATGTCACCCAAACACCCACAACTGGAAGAAATCCGTAAAGCTATGAAGCAGGTAGCGAAGGAAAAATGGGGAGAGAAGTGGGAGCCCATTTATAACCAACTGGAGAAAAAACTCAATCTGTGCCTGCATGATGGTGATGAAAAAGCAGAGTATGAAGGCTTCCCCGGCAATTTCTTCCTGAATGCTGCTAACAAAGCGCGCCCAGCTGTTCTTGATCGCGATCGTTCGCCACTTATTCAGGCTGATGGACGTCCCTATGCAGGGTGCTATGTAAACGCCGTTATCGATATCTGGGCACAGGACAATAATTTCGGTAAACGCATTAATGCCTCACTCGGCGGAGTCCAGTTCCTGCGAGACGGCGATGCATTCGCTGGCGGCGGAGTGGCAAGCGCTGACGATTTCGACGATATCAGCGAAGGTGCTGATGCTGAAGCACTGATTTAACCCTACTTCATAGACGCCCGGTTAAATACCGGGCTGCTGATTAGGCGTATAATCACTCAGGAATCTTAATCTTCCTCAATTCTTTATTTAGTTCACAGATCTTCTTCTTAGACGGGAAAGTATCATACATCCAAAAACCAACAGTCTCTAAAACTATTGTCATAACCATATACACAAGATAATTTAAAAGGCCTTCATTTTGCCCTATGGAAATAATGCAGATAATAGAAAAAAGGATAAACAGCACAAAACACAGAAAGGAAAACAGACGACTAATAATAAATAAAAAACCTGAAAAATTAACATTGATGAAAAACACTCCGTTATCTTTCTCTATATAATTCTGAAGCTTAATCACCTGATTTATATACTGTCTTTTTTCTAATCTATTGCAAATGTAAATAACATCACTTCGGTTATAAGAAGATTGCAATTTCAGCGCATCACGAATAATTTTATCATTTATTCTTTTTTCTATGGCACTCTTATCCTCCTTATCCAGATAACGTTCATACTTAACTAAATATAAAATTAACTTCTTGACATATTTAGGCTCTTTATACTTATAATTAAAAATGATCTTTCTTATCCAGACTCCCATAACAATCAAACATGAAAAAATATATCCAGCTATTTTCTCCAGATGCTCTGTATGGTCAATCAAGTATTGGATCATATGCATAATTAATCTTTTAATCAGTTAATAGAATAAAAACCAAGGTAAACACATGTCCAATATACTATGGGGCGACCTGGAAACCTATTGCGAAATCCCTATTACGAACGGTACCCATGCGTATGCCGAAGGCGTTGAAGTGATGCTGTTCGCATGGGCTATCAACGACGGGCCAGTAAACGTATGGGATATCACTGCCGGTGGTGGTATTCCACACGGCTTATACGAAGCAATCGCAGCCCCTGAAACCCTGCTTTATTTTCATAACTCTCACTTCGACCGCACCGTCCTGCGTTATGCAATGCCGCGACTGGCACCGCCAGTCGAACGTTGGCGCGACACGATGGTGCAGGCGCTGGCGCACGGTCTCCCGGGGTCTCTGGGGGAACTCTGCGAAGTACTAGGCGTCCCGCAAGACAAAGCGAAGGACAAAGAAGGTAAAGCGCTGATCCAGCTGTTCTGTAAGCCACGCCCGAAAAACAGCAAACTGCGCCGGGCCACCAGCAAAACCCACCCGGAAGAATGGCGGCGCTTTGTTGCTTACGCCGGACTGGATATCGAGGCAATGCGCGAAGTCTATAAACGTCTGCCGAAGTGGAATTATCAGGGGACAGAACTGGCGCTCTGGCATCGTGATCAGCAGATCAATGACCGGGGCGTCTGCATGGACGTGGAACTCGCACGCGCTGCGATCGACGCGGTAGACCAGGAACAAAAGCGCCTGGCAAAGCGTACACAGGAAATGACTGATGGCGAAGTGCAGGCAGCCACACAACGAGACGCGTTGATTAAGCACATTGTTGAATCCTACGGTGTGGAGCTACCAGACATGCAACGCAGTACTCTGGAACGTCGTATTGCCGACCCCGATTTACCATCTGCCGTGAAAGAACTGCTGGCTATCCGCCTGCAGGCCAGTACTACCAGCACCAGTAAATACAAGGCACTGATGAAAGGCGTAAGCCACGACGGGCGCTTACGCGGTACGCTACAGTTCTGCGGGGCGTCACGTACCGGTCGTTGGGCCGGACGGCTATTCCAGCCCCAGAACCTTCCCCGCCCTTCACTAAAACAGGAACAAATAGACGAAGGCATCGAAGCACTGAAAGCCGGATGTGCAGACCTGCTGTTTGACAATATCATGGAACTAACCAGTTCAGCGTTACGTGGCTGCATTATCGCGCCAACAGGCAAAAAGCTGGTGGTAAGTGACTTGTCGAACATTGAAGGCCGTATGCTGGCATGGCTGGCGGGAGAAGAATGGAAACTGAATGCATTCAGAGAGTACGACGCCGGAACGGGTCCGGACTTATATAAACTGGCGTATGCAAAAGCTTTCGATATTGCACCAGATGATGTTGATAAACACATGCGTCAGATCGGTAAAGTCATGGAACTCGGTCTGGGTTATGGAGGAGGTGTATCGGCTTTCATCACTTTTGCTCTGGTTTACGGTCTCGATCTCGACGGGCTGGCGAACGCCGCACTGCCAAACATTCCCCGCGATGTTATCCGCGAGGCGAAAAGCTGGTACGACGAATCGGTTAAACGTAAATCGACCTACGGGCTTTCTGAACGGGTATTTATCGCCTGCGACTCACTTAAACGTCTCTGGCGCCGGGCGCATCCCGCGACCTGTGATTTCTGGTACGAACTGGAGTGCACCGTCCGCACAGCAATCGCCACACCGCAAAAAACATTGTATTGCGGTTATCTTAAAATCCGCCGCGATGGCGCGTGGCTGCGCATACAGCTACCATCCGGACGCGCTGTATGCTACCCGTCTCCGGTTATCGAACAAGGGAATATCACCTACATGGGTGTTAACTCTTATTCGCGTAAATGGCAACGACTCAAAACCTACGGCGGAAAGCTGGTGGAGAACGTCACCCAGGCGGCCGCCCGCGACGTTCTGGCCGGAAACATGCCGCTTATCGAAGATGCCGGTTACAGCATTGTGCTGACGGTACACGACGAGGTGATCACCGAATCACCTGACACAGAAGATTTCAACGATAAAGCGCTTTCCGCGCTTCTCTCCACTAACCCCGAATGGGCGCCAGATATCCCACTGAACGCTGGCGGTTTTGAGGCGTACCACTACCGTAAGGATTAACTCCTATGTCATTTAAATACCGGGACAATCCACTTTATTACAGGGCTGCAAGGGAGGCTTTGCGACTTGAACAATCCGGCGAATATGACCGGGCAGCGAAGGTCTGGGCAAAAGCCAACCGCGAATCACATCACGAACTGAATCAGGAATGGAGTGAACGCAGATCTGATTTTTGCCTGATGCAGAATATGCGTGAAAAGCGTAAGGCGGTCGAAGAATGATCGTTTACGTTGCCGGGCCGATGAGCGGTTACGAGCAATTTAACCGCCCGGCTTTTCATTCCGCAGCAAAGAGGCTAACGGACAAGGGATATGTTGTGCTTAACCCCGCAACTTTACCCAATGGTTTGACACAGGCTCAGTATATGGACATCTGCCTCGCAATGCTTCGCTGTGCCGATACGATTTATATGCTCAAAGAGTGGGAGTACTCTGCTGGCGCACGTGCAGAAAACGCGTTGGCAGAGAAACTGGAATTGAATGTGCTTTTTGAAGAGTGGGATTCAGATGGCCTATGAACGTGAAAGCCTTATCGAAAAGCACCTCGTCGCTGAAGTGAAAAAAGCTGGCGGAGTGGCCTTTAAGTTTGTATCTCCCGGTCACCGCTCGGTACCGGATCGCATTGTCCTGCTACCAGGTGGTCGTATCGTTTTCGTTGAATGTAAATCTCCCGGCAAGCCACCACGGCCTGACCAATTGCGCGAACATGAACGTCTGCGAAAACTGGGCTTTACCGTAGTGGTGCTGGATAGCAAGAACCTAGAGAGGATATTATAAAAATTTAGTCAATGCCTTTTTGATTGAACTTCTGATTCTCCAGTATGCTTTGCAGCTCAATATTATCATTTGCAGCGGTTTGTTTATGCTCATGATATTTTTCTTGCGTATAATTTCTTTCTCTTAGTTTCTGTGCGTAATTATTAGAAATAATATCATGACGATCTTGTAATACTTGTTCAAGTTGACTTTTAAAGTCCTCTATCTTTTCATTAGAAATAACATTTTTGTACTTTTCAATATCACGGCGAAGTTCTTTTTCTTTCTTCTTATTAATGCTTAATAACTGTCGATTAACGCTACCTAAGGACCATTTAAACCCAATCGACTTTATCCAATGCGCCAGAAACATAGCGCAACTGGGAAGCATTAATAAAAGAAATGGCTTTATTGTATTTAAATCAGAACCAATATACGGAAAACGACCGTCCCACGAGGACACCAGTAATGTTAAAAAACCAGTGATGCCACCAGCAGCAACATTAGAAATCAGAGGGACTTTTTCGTAGCTATCAGGTTTAGAAGCGCTACTCAAACGTCCCTCCTTTGACTGATCTTCCAGCACGAATGGCATTCATTGCAATTTTGTAAAATTCATCATCAGAAGAGACATCAACGACATCGCGACGGACAACTCCTTCTGAGTCAACACATTCAAGAACAAGATGATGTTTAGGCATAAGCGCAAAGCGTAACCGGTCAAACCCCATCTTAAGAACCCAATATAGTACGGGAAGCAGGCTAAAAAAAGCCAGCCAAAAAGCAAAAGCAATCATAGCCCCCTCCCCATGTGAATCTACTATAAGATGCCGTGTACTTTAACAACTATGTACGTTTTGTCCAGCGAATTCAAGTTCTCACGGACGAGCAAATCAACGCAGTAAGCATCACTAAAAACACCAGGTTCTCTTCCCGTACTAACACGTTGTAAGAACTCAGTATCTTCTATAGACACGCTGATTGTGTCATCGCCATAGTTGACTCGCCAGCCTGTGTTTTTATCCTTATGAATAGTCAAAAATGTGATTAGAGCCTCTTCAATCACCCTTTCAGACAAGGACTGCACTACAGGAACGCGCCTATATCTGAACGGTTCAATATTATCTTCGTGCACCTTAATCAGCTCAACCCCCTGTTGAGTTGAAATTTTAAGCGATTCGTATCCTTCCTTTTGCAAAGGATTATGAATTAACTTCGATAAGGATTTGCGTATGCTTGGTGAGGCAAGTAAAGGCCGGAAATATGACGGGGCTATAATTTCCTCACCATCATCCATAACTATTTTACAGTCTCCTTCCGCTGTTAAAGTCAACCGTTTTATTTGCCTACCATTGATCTGACGAATTAAGTCAATGAGAGTATTTCCTGCTGCGAGTGCAGTTGTACCTCCAAGCCCAATAATGCTTAATATATTCAAATGGTCAAGTGGATTTTGAATAACATCAATCAAATACTCAAATGAGCCTTCCTTAAAAGGCTCAACCTCAACATTAATACACTCACTAGTGCCATTGACAACCAAATTAACTTCTTTAAGCAAGTTGTTTAGTCCATTCAATGACTCAGTTAAAACATCCAAATCTATTTTATGATCTGCTAGTGCGGGACCATCATATTTAACAACTAATTTATCAGTAATATTTTCTTCTTGCTGGACATCTGTATAAGCTGAGGTCATAACTGTTCCTTTCGAAATAAATAATTAAGCTATTACTACATAAGTTCATTCATGGAGATACAATACCATGGACTATGCTATATTTTCACCTCACCCCTACCAAGATCTCATCATCAATCATCAAATCGACATTATGCGCTGCAACATCTGGGCAGGTATGGGAATGGGTAAAACCGTGGCAACGCTCACTGCGCTGGAAGATCTTTTTATGGCAGGGGCAGAAACACGCCCCGCACTGGTCCTCGCGCCGCTACGTGTTGCAGCAAACACCTGGCCGGATGAAGCAGTGAAGTGGGGGCATTTGCGCAATATCGAGGTGCAGCCGATTGTTGGTAATGCCAAAGCGCGCTCTACGGCGCTGGCGAACAGCAACGCAAGCGTGTTCACCATCAACTACGATAACCTTGTCTGGCTGGTTGAAGAATTGGGAGAACGATGGCCGTTCGGTATTGTCATTCCAGATGAAAGCACCCGGCTAAAATCCTTCCGGCTGCGAGGTGGTGGTAAGCGCGCGGCGGCACTGGGCAAAGTGGCGCATAAGTATGTCCGGCGCTGGATAAATCTCACCGGTACGCCAGCACCGAACGGCCTGGTAGATTTGTGGGGACAATCGTGGTTTGTGGACCAAGGGCAACGTCTCGGGCGCACTTACGGTGCGTTTACCTCACGCTGGTTCAACTCGATACAGTTTCCGGGACAGAGCTGGACTAAACTGGAGCCTTTTGCTCACTCACAGGGTGAAATACAGCGAGCATTAGCCGATGTGACCCTCTCGCTAGATGCGGCCGACTGGTTCGATATCAAAGACCCCATCCATAACGTAATCCGCGTGGATATGCCGCCGAAGGCCCGTCAGCAGTATCGTGAAATGGAAAAGGAAATGTTCCTCGAGCTGAATGGCGAAGGCATCGAAGCACCGAACGCCGCGGCAAAGACACTGAAGTGTCTTCAAATCGCCAGTGGCGCAGTATACACAGACGACACCGGAAGTTGGTCAGAACTGCATGACACCAAACTACAGGCGCTGGACAGCATACTGACCGAAGCAGCTGGCGCACCTGTGCTGGTTGCTTATCACTGGAAACACGATCTTGAACGCTTGCTTAAAGCATTCCCTCGCGGTCGTCACCTCGACCAGGATCCACAGACACTGCGCGACTGGAATTCCGGAAAGATTCCTGTTCTCTTTGCACACCCAGCCAGCGCGGGCCACGGCCTGAACATGCAGGACGGCGGAAATATACTGGTATTTTTCTCACACTGGTGGGACCTGGAGCAATATCAGCAAATTATTGAACGTATCGGCCCCACCAGGCAGATACAGGCCGGACACAATCGTCCGGTATTTATTCACCACATTATTGCTGCCGACACTATGGACGAAATGGTGATGGAGCGGCGCAACTCAAAACGAACAGTGCAGGACATCCTGCTCGATGCCATGAAAAAGAGAGGTATAGCATGAGCGAGAAACCCGACGATTTACTCACCCCGGATGAAGTATGCCAAAAGTTAGGTATTACACAGAAAACGCTATGTGAGTGGAATATTAAGCATCGTCATCGGGCTATCCTGGCACCAATTCGTTTCAGTGCAAAAGTAGTTCGTTATGAGCGCCGCAATGTCGACGCTTTTATTCAAAAGTGTCGCAGCCGGTATTAACCTCGCCGCCGTAGCAATGCCACCTGCGCAAGTATGCTCCGCTCGTGAGCCTCGAAAGCTTCGCGCTTTAACGCAATCTCTTCCTGCAAAATCTCATCAGAAAAGTCGTAATGTTCTGCCATCGGGTCATCTGACTTGCTGGAGTGGTGAAGGCAAAGGAGGCTGATTTCCCTTCGGTCTGATCGGGAATAGCCTCTTTCCTTCATCAAGGCAATAACATTGCTCTTAAGGAATTTACGGCACATCGTATTAAATGCACCGTCTTTCCCTTTAACAGTCCCATCATGTTTTATTCCTTTTACAGCCCCATCCGGGCTGTATGTTTTCACTAGCTTATCCAGTGATCGTTTTGAAAATGGCTGCATTGGATCACGCGGCTGCAAAAATACATAATCCCTGTTGCACTCAGGAACTGAATCACGCCATGCTTTCTGCTCGTCGATAATCCGCCGGATCTCCGGCGTTATTGGCAGGCGGAAAGCCTTTTGTGTTTTCATAGCCCCTCGCATGCCGATAACCCCTTCAGGATAAACAATTTCGCCAGTCTCCTCGTGAACGTAGTCCCAGCGCAGGTTATGGACATTAATCGGACGAACGCCGGTGATGATCATGAAGCGAACAGCATTCTTCTGGTGTACAGAGGTGCAGGCGGCAACATTGAGCCAGAGCCGGGCGATTGACTCAATATCGGTAAAAAGCCGTGTGGGGGTGGGTTTCTGTACGCGGGAGGAAACATAATCATCTGGCAGACTGGCAGCAACATTGCGACCGTTACAAAGAGTAGGTGCGCAGAACTTCCAGAACCGACGGAGCTCGGCAAACAACTCCAGGGCGTTATTGTTCGAGCGAGTGGCGATCCACTCGTCCAGCACTTCCACCAGCCGATTGTATGTTACGTCGCTGAACACCTCACGCTCGCCGAACGTTGCTTTAATCCGGTCGATACGCACCCCGTAGGTTGTGAAACTGTCCGGGCTCAGCTTCTGCCGGGCGACTTTGGCTTTGAGGTCATCCCGGTACATTTCCAGCGCTGCATGTACGGACTCTGCCCGCAAGCCACCGTCAGCCATACCTAGCGCTTTTTCGCGCGCCAGCTGGATAGCGAGCTCCGGCCACTCGCCGAGCTTTTTACCCTTGAGGCCCATCTTTTTTGGAAACTCGGCGTAAAATGTAACCTTACCGGCTTTGCTGAAATCGATACGGAGATAGTTCTCTTTTTCGTATTTGGAACGGCGAGCCACGCCGGAAGCAGCGAGGATGATTTTGGCGGCAGCAACACAGATTTTCATGTGTGCGCTGGTATAGGGGGGTTTACAGGCGTCCCATTTTTCAGATGCGGCTAAAACATCGTCATTATTGGGGCTATCCGGATTATGTGTTACAGTGCGCGGCATTCTCAATCCTTATCTGCGTAGGCGCAGAAAACAAGCTCACACATACAAGTCTTTTCTACGGGACAAAATGCAATGTGTTGCGGTTTTGTGTTGCTGGACTGAGTTTATCAAGGTTAAATACACTGGATCAACATACAGTAAGTTAATGACAGTAAAGCATACAAACTCGATACAACTTACTGATTTTAAAATGATTTAACGGTAATCCATTGAAATGTCTTTACTAATCACTAAAAAATGCATCAATTGTGATATGTGTGAACCTGAATGCCCAAATGAGGCTATTTCAATGGGTGAACATATCTACGAGATTAACAGCGATAAGTGTACCGAATGCGTAGGTCACTACGAGACGCCAACCTGCCAGAAGGTGTGTCCGATCCCTAATACTATTGTGAAAGATCCGCAACATGTCGAGACAGAAGAACAGTTGTGGGATAAATTTGTGCTGATGCACCACGCGGATAAAATTTAA